TCATCGTTCGCCTCCCAGTATTCGAGCGAGAACTTCGAATTTCCACCATGGCAAATCAGTTTCTGATGTAATACTGGTTTCTCCATGAAAGAAACCACGTTTCGCATAAATCCTAACCTGCTCTCTAACGGCAACATCATTAAACCATAATTTTAATTGGCCGATGGGAGAGTCGTTCTCAGTAAAAATTAACACAGTTAATCTGCCTTCGGACTCTCGTAAAGCACGATCAATTTCGACATTAATGTGCGAATCCCCAAAACGATATCCACAGATAGCTAATACAGTTTCCGAATGAACTGCGGGCCTTAAAGCATTTCTCATAACAGCCAATATTTGCGCGTAAGGATCCTTCTGCGACTCCTGATATTTGGTTGCCGCGGGCCATATTATGACTTTATCTTTTGGATCAACACCTGAAAAATTCTGCCCACTTAAGCGGATGCGTCGCGGTAAAGGATCCCCTTCTAACTGCATCCAATCGATCGAACCATGAATTTTAAGAACACGGGCTTGAATACCATCTTGCTTAAAAACAGAATCATCCCACCATGCCGTCGCTCCGCCGCTAAAACCATCTGCATAAGATAAACGTTCAAGAGCTAAAACATCCTCTATCAAAGTGTCATAGTTAAGAATGAAGTAATCCACCAAATTAGCGCCATTGCCCTTCCCTGACCTCAATATTTGATGAACTGCACGAACAAATTCGCGATGCGTAGTAAGATTTAATTTCTTCGAATCAATACATTTTGCGATAGAAGATTTAATGTCCTTTAAAACTTCTCTCAACTCGTTTGCTTCATACTCTTTACCATCGATATCTATTTTCTTGTTAGTCGCCCCGCCTTCTTCACGTCTCTCTGCTATTGATAACAAATCGACAAGCTCACTCATATAATCTTCTATGGTCGCCGTGACAGAACCGGAAAATTTTGCCTCAATGATTTGAAGAACATTCTTTGTTGCATCCGACAACTTGCTGTCGTTCTTTACTCCTTCCGTTAATTGAGTAGTCAATGGAAGTCCAGCGCACAAACTACAACCGGCCCCAAGAAGAAACGACCTTTTATTTTGCGACATAAGCTCTTCAAGCTTTTTTATTGAGTCTGCTAATTTTACTTCCTTTAAGAAACTAAGGTCGCTTGGAGATTCCGTCGCAATAACTGAATTTTCGGCCGATTTTGTCTTTGATTTCATTGGGCACCTTTATAATTTATCACTTCAAACATTCAACGGCTGTCTTTGAAGTATATTTTGAGCGTATTCGTTCTTCTGCCATATGGCAATATTCTGGTGATATATCAATGCCTATATAGTTGCGCTTAAGACTCTTAGCAACAACAGCTGTTGTCCCTGAACCCATGAATGGATCGAGAACAATATTGGCATTTGTCGACGCAACAATTCTTTGAATTAAAGACACAGGGAACGGGGCGGGATGGCCATTCTTCATTTCTTGAGTAAACTCCCAAACGTCTCCATAAGCATTCGCTTTTGACGCTAATTTGAAATCAGGTTTCGCTATTAAATATATGACTTCATAGGTCGGCAAAAAATATCCCGCATTAAAATTAATACCGCCCTTTCTTTTCCAAATAATTATTTGACGAACAGGAAATTTTGCAACAATATCGTGACGATCTTGGAGTAATCCATTTTGCACCCGCCATTTATGATTATAAAAAACAGCGCCATCATTTTTTATTAATCGATACATCTCGTCCAAACATTTAATTTGCCATTCTACATATTTATCATGTGGCATACAGTCATCATGATGGCTATATCCATTAATTAATGCGGCTCTGGACCACTTACCTCCGCGACCATCTTTCATTCCATTTCCTGTAGAATTCTTGAGATTATACGGTGGACTGGTTACGATTAAATCGATTGATTCATTCGGAATTGTTTTCATTACCTCTAAACAATCCCCGCAAATAATCTTATTAAGGTGATCTTTAGGAAATTTCAATTTTTCTCTCATTTCATTCTTTCATTAATTGGCTAATCAAAATACCTCTTTAACATCGTCATAGAGATCCGACCACACGCCTTGCTTAAGCCGAAATTTTGTTCCATGGTTATGTCCTGTTCGTGCGTCAAAATCGACCAGCAGACTTCCTGCCTCTACACAGCACAAGAATTTCTCAAATGAAAAACCAGATAGAACAAAAAGATTCTGATAACAAAAATATTCATGCCCGTCCTCAATTTTTGCCTCAGCAATAACATAAAAACAATTCTTTATCTTTTCGCCAATTGCGTACTTTAGGTCCTCAAAACCCCAATATGGTTCAGGTGAAATCGCTCCCAAGCCAGCTCTTTTCTCAACAGATGCTAACCATGCTTTGATTTCAATACCTGATGTATCAACCTTTGTTGAATCAAACACAAACTTTAATTTTCTTTCAGCACGATCCACAACCACTTTGAATCCACGATTTGTAAAACAGCTAGCGCTAGTTGTAGATCGGAAACTCATCTCGGTTTTCGGATACTTAGATCCCGCCTGCTTATGGGGCCAACCATACTTTGGTAAGAGTATATTGCTAACAATGCGGGCCGCCGTTGGCGACGGCTCAATGTGCTTTAATGTTATCAAGGAAGCAGAGTGCGCCCTTTGCCCTTTAAGCTCCCATTCTCTAGCATTAGGAATTGGCAGGTTATTTTCTGTAATACCAAGAAGTACTTCCAGCGTGTTGCCAACAGCGCCATCATTTCGAGTGTCTCGCGTTTGTTTTACGCTTTTATGCCACCCCTTCGATGCAATAGCTTTGATTTCTTTAATCAACTCATCCTTTGAAAATAATTTCATAAAATCCCCTTCATTAATCTCTTTTTTGGGGTGGCTTCCAGAAATCCAGAAGATACTCAAAAGTGACACCCATAGTTATATAATTGCTTGGCCAGCCAAAGATGCCGATGCTATTAACAATGTTAGTTCGATCCCAGATTATAATATTGCGCAACTCATAGCCGCGTTTTCGAAGCTCTTCAATTAACGAAACATGAATCGTTATGCGTTGGTTTTCCCACCACATATCAGGGACGTTAATAACACAATGCGCCTTCTCTTTCAGAAGAGGTAGTAATCCTTCGAAAATATCCCCCATGGCAACCGCATACGAATCAATTGACATTGTGCCCAGATCTCGAACATCTTGCGAATACTGCTCAACCTTACCCAATTGATCATTATTTCTGTTTCGTCGTGATTTATTTTTTCGCGATCGGTTTAAAAGATTCGCATATGGTGGGGATGTCCAAATCAGGCTTACGGTGTTGGGGCTAATATATTTTGCAATATTTCTCGAGTCATCCTGAACAGCTATCTGAGAACAAGCATTGAACAAATTAGGATTCTGCTGAAGCCGATTAACACACAACTCAACGTATTTCTTTTGAAGATCAAATCCTACAGCATTCCGGTTGAGATCATTTGCGGCAATAAGTGATGTTCCGCTACCAACAAAGGGATCGATAACCAATTGCCCTTGATGAGTGAACAACTCAATAATTTTTTTTGCAAGAGATAGTGGAAACGTCGCGGGATGAATAGCTTTATCCCTTATATCTCGAGATTCATAAAAAAACTGCCAGACTCCAATCTGAGATTTTAACCAATCCTTTGGACTCATGCAGTTAATATGCGTGGGTCCGCACTTACATAAACGCTCATCACCAACACATAAGTTTGTGCCATAATTAGAATCTCCTTCAAAAACAGCCAGTCGTTTCTGATCTGTTACGATCTTTTTTTTACGACTAATCTTTGAATCAATAGATTTCTCTTTGACCGCTCCATGCCCGATTTTTTTATTTGTCATATTACTCTTCCTCATAGAGCAAAAACATTAAGCTCCAGATCTTTGTCCTTTAGTATTCTTTCTCCATGATTTCATATCTGTTTCGACCAAATCACGTATGATTGAAACAATAGAATAATGCTTCCTTTGTTTCTGTAATTCCAATGCCTTTTCTTTGAGAAAAAAGTATTGATCTTCAGTGAGTTCAATGGTGGTTTTCTTCATTTTATTCCTATCTGATATTGGGGGTATCATTTTGGGAAACTCCATTTGCTATAATTATATATTTATAGCAAAAATACGGGAAAAGTCAATCACAAATGCGGAAAATAAAAGAAAAAACCTCCGCCAGCCATAATGACCAGCGAAGGTTTCTTTTTTAATACTTATATTATTAACGAGCGGTGAAGTAGATGCTCACTAGATCCGCGACGAACTTCTGTTTGCCTCCGATATGCCAGTCGGTGTTGCGCTCCGGATCCAGCTTCGATTTGTAGTCGTAGATCGTGAACACAAGGCCATTGATCCTGCCGACCCACTCGGCCTTGATCTTGCCGTCCGGCGAAGTGCCAAGCTGAGGCGCGCCGAAGACCCGGACAATATCCTCGTAGCGCGTTCCTTCCGGCAGGTAGCCCTGACAACCGGTGCCGTCATGCGATACCCCGCCCATTTCGATCTTTAATTCGATCTCAGCTTTGACTTTCATTCTGCACCTTCTTCTTTCCCCAGCCGGACTTCCATCTGGCCACCGCACCGGCCACGATCGCGTCAACCGCCTTCTGATCCCCGATATTCTTCAACACGTCCGCCAGCTCCTGCTTATTGAGAACGCGGAAGTTTTTGACACCGCGCTCCTTGGCCGCAAGCATAAGCTCGTTGCGCGAAGCCCCGGCATGCATAACGATCCCTTCCTTTGGTGACGCTGAACCCTCTGCGCCCGCCTTTTTACTCTCAGCGCCTTTCTGTTTCTTGGCTTTCTTAACCATTACAAGTCCTCCTTAAGTTTGCAATACAGGGTTTTTGATCGTCTTGAGCGCCTGTTTTTTAGCATTCGAATACAGGCCGGTGATAAACACAACCTTGCCGTCATCACCCTTAAACGCCCAAGTGCCTTTGCCGGACGGCCGCTTGCCGTGCGTAAAGACATACCTATTGACTCCTCCGACTTCCTTCTTCATATCACCGACTCCTGCAATTTTCCGGTCACGGCATCGAGCATCTGAAAATGCGTCACACCGCCTTCCTTCCATTGCTGTTCGATCGTGATCGACCACTTGCCCAACGGCATGACCCGCTGGATCTCCCTGAGACGCAACTTTGCCGCCGGAAGATGATCACGCATCCGGCCCGACACCGGAATGTTTTCGACGTACGTTTCCTCGCCGCCGTTCCTGACGCTGATATACCGCGTCTTTTTTGCCGTCATGTTTTCACGAACCATAAACATCCCCTCCTTTCGAGGGTATAGGGCCATACGGTTTAATAGTTGGCAAGGCCTTTGTCTTAGAAATCTACCCGCACCCCGGCCTTGGCCCCGACCCCTTTTCGGTCATCAGATTCCGCGAAACCGTATCCCTCGACAAACGGATGAACCTCAAGCCCGGACTTCTTCTCCTCGCGCTTCTGGTCGATCGTAACCTGCGCGCCGGGCTGGGCGATGATATGCGTTTCCTGCTTCGTGGTTTGAGTCGGCATGAAGAAAGCCTTATAGATCGTCAACCCAATAAGCCCGAGCGCCGCGAACCCGATCGCGTAACGCGCGGTCTTGACCCACGGCAACCATTGAACAAAACTGCCCAGAAACTTGAGAATGCTAAATCTTTCGTTTTCCGCCATCCTGCACCTTGCCTTTTAGCCACAGATAAAAGAACATCCCTAATCCCCCGACCACCGCGCCCATCGCGAAGGCAATAACCAGCTTGATCGTAATCATTGCGCCACCCCTTTCTTTAAATCCTTCCTCAGCTCATCGATTGCCTTGATGATTCGGTCGTTCTCCTTTTCGATAAACCGGCTCTGCAGGTCAAACTCGGCCTTGGACACATAAAGGGCCCGCGGCATGTGAATCTCGTCATTGGCCAGATGATGAAACAGCTTCTCATCGATGCGGTTGACCTGCGCAATGATCGTGCCGAGCATGAAAATAACGATCGTCACCAATACCGGCGTGATGAACCTTGTCCAGCTTCCATCATTTTTCATAAACCCTATCCGATCTTCTTGATGTCATCATCGATGATTGCGATCTGCTCATCGATCTTCTCCCTGCGTTTCAAAAACATCTGCTTTGCAGTGATCAAGCTCTCTTTCGAATGCTCCCGCTTTTCACCGGAAGGATACGTCACGATCTTTTTGCCGTCTTTGAATTCAATTGTAGGTTTTGCCATTTGAAATCCTCCTTTTTATGCCTGCCCGCCGCGAACCGGCCGTACATAACACATATCCCAAGGTCTGCCGTAGTTTGTTTTATAGCCATCATACGGATACAAACACCATGCGCCGTCTGTCCATGGCGCGCATATTGTCGATGACCAGAACGGCGTCCACTGATCAACCGGATATCCAAAAATCATCGGATCCCATGCAGGGTCATATCGCGAATGATCCACAATCGACATAAGCTCATTAATATTCGGCATGCGCCAGTCGTCATGCCCCGCAAAAAACAAGTTCTCACAGGCATTGATCGCGTCATACCAGTACATAGTCATCCCGAATCCGGCCATCTGCAGATCCTTGACCCACATAAGTCCGGTAACTGTATCCGTTACGGTACCGTCGCCGTTATCGATATACCTCTGCCCACCGCCGATGGGATACCCCATCTGGTAATAACCATCATCACCCATCTGATAAACCATCGTCTGGCCGGTTTTAGGCAGACCGCCATTCGTGACGATTTCATTAACCCGGGTGATGATCCGGTTCTTTTTCTGATGTTTAATATGATCCATTTTTCGCCCTCCTTTTAACCTTCGTAAGTGACCGTAATTTTTCCATCATCATCGCCAGCCTTTATCACTCTGAAATCCTTGATGTGATAAATCGACGGAAGCTCCACAATATCGCCCTCTTCCAGAAGCACACCTGATGCCGCGCTCGGATTCTGCCCGTTGACGAAATACCGCATGTCACCGCCTTCGGCCGTAATCATCGCAAAAGATGCCGAAACCCCGTTGCCCGGGTCATAAACCGCCGGTGTCAACGCCTTAACCGAACTGCCGACCACGATCTCCTCATGATTGATAACTTTTGCCATTGCCATCCCTCCTTATTTTTTCTTTAACGATTCCAAGATTTCTTCATTCTGCTTTGCCACATCCACCAAGACCTGCCCGACCTTATAAAGCATGCGCTCGCGCCTATCCGCCAGCTCAACCGGCAGGAAACCCAGCGCCTGCTCGCTCTCGACCGCGCATATCCGGCAATACTTCGTGACCGGAACCGTCAACTCCTGATTAACCTTATAGTGCGTGATCACGCAACTGTGGCAGGTCCGGGCATGCGGGCAGTTTTTCCAGCATCCGGTATACTCCTTGTCGATATTCAGGAAGATCCCACGGATAAACGGCCGCGCCTCAAAGATATTCCCCAGCTTGAATATCCGCGCGCTCGCCGCCCTGTGGCACGGATAGACGTCGCCATTGTCCAGAATCGCGATATAGGTCTTTCCGGCCTGACAGTATTCCTTCTCCGGCGGCACCTCATCGTTGACGATCTTGAGCGGCTTATCGATAAACGCGATCTCAATCGGCAAACCCTGCCGCTTGCAGTACCGGCGATAGTGATAAATCTGCGTCAGCTGATACCGGTATTGCTCGACCGCCTCCTGAGTCCAATCCTCTTCCATGACTGCGTGATGCATGATCTTCGTAATGCCCAGCTCATGCAGATACTGCACGTTGATCGAAAGCCTCCCGACCGTCTTGGTCGTAAACGTCATGCGCACGCTCATGTCCGGTTTGATCGCCAGAATCTTCTTTATGTTTTCGATGATGCGCGGATAGTCACCATGCCGGTATTCGGTATGCGTGATTTCATCGCCGTCGCAACTGACCTGAACCGCCAATCCCAATTCTGCAAACTTCCTGAACACCGCTTCATCGAAATACATACCGTTGGTCGATATCGAAAAGGTCGAGGTGTGCCGCCCGTCTTTATCCGGCGGCCACAGCTCCCGGGCATACAAGGCAAGCTCAATCACCGTCTGCGGATACAGAAGCGGCTCGCCGCCAAAGAACGTAACCTGCAGAGCCGATGGGCTTATTTCCTTCATTCGGGAAAGAATCTTCTTACCCTGCTCGACCGACAGCACCGCCTCACCTTTAGGATGGAAACAATAATCGCAATTCATATTGCACTGCTCGGTGATGAACAGATCGATGCTTTTTATTTCGTCTTTGTTTTTACCGCCGACCACTTCTTCGTTAGACATGAATTCCCTCCCGTTTCTCTTTTTGCAATTGAATATATTTATCGATAACCTTGGCCAGAACCTTGTTCATGGCACAATATCCCGGCTCCGGATCGAGCATATTGCCCATATGCTCAAGGTTAAGGCCCAGACATTTATTGCGCGGACACCGTTTGTACAGCTCACAACTCTCGCAAAACCGGCCCAAATACTTCTCGCGGTTCTCATCGATCTCCCAGACATAATCCAGCTTCGAATAATCGATGCCGTCATAAACCGATCCCAGCCGGTTATGCCTGCAGATATACATGTTGTCGCATTGCCAGATCCCGCCTTCAGTGTCGATAAAAAGCCGCTCGAGGCCTGTCCGGCAGAAATGAAACTCCCTAACCTGCGCCTTAAGCCCGAACTCCCGAACATAGGCATTGCTATGAAGCGCCGGATTAAGCGTCTGAAAAATCTCGGCGTCTTTCTCATGCTCGACAAGAAGTTCAAAATACTGCTCTGCGAACCTCTCCAAATCTTCCGGCTTATGGTCATGCCGCGTAGCAAGGTCGATTGTGATACTGCGGGTGATCTCCCGCGCGATGAAATCGAAATCCTCTTTGAGTCTTCCGTACTCCACGACCATGAAATTAACGTTGTGGTTCGGGTTCTCTCTAACCAGTTTCAGCATCCAGCGTTCCGCATCCGCCTTACCCTGAGGCCCGCCGTATTTCTCGTAACAGTTACCGAAAGACCATGTAATCCCGATATTGCGATGCCTTGAGAAAAACTCATACATCCGTTCATCGATAAGCGCGCCGTTAGTGTTCATGTGAAAAAGCATCTGTGGGAACCTCTCCATCACATGCCGGATGACATCGAAATTGACCGTCGGCTCGCCTCCCCAGAAGTAGATTGTGAACTTGGGCGCCAGTTGAAGCTTCGAGAAACAAAAATCCAGAATATCGTCCGCCGTCTCCTTCGACATCTTCACCGGCCCGAGCGTTGAAACCTTGTGCCTCTCGAACAACCCTCTTCGGTAACAAAACGAACAATTCGCATTGCACGCGTGAGTGAGATACAGATAAACCGATTTGTAGACAGGGATCCTCATGCCCGCACCGCCCCCTTGTAATACAAAGTATCGATGCCGGTCTCGATCGCCTTCTTGGCGATGTATTCATACGTCGCTGTCTCGATCCGGTTCGCCCAGCAGTGATTCGCCGCCGGTTTCAGTGGATTGCCGGTCACGGTGTAATTCTCGGCCAGACACATTGCCCGAGGACAACAACGGATATCACCGTCAAAACAAACCTCACAGTCCCTGCAATACTCGTAAAGCTCATCGATCCAGTCGCCCATCTTTTTGAAAAAGAACGCCGTATCGTTAAACCCGTTCCACACGTCCCCGATCTTGAACTCCGGATAATTTGCGAAGAAATCGCACGGATATATCTCGCCCTTGTTGTTCACTGCCAGATACAGATACCCGCATCCGCAAAAAGTCGGCGGCACGTCCTTGAGCGCGATGCCTTTCAATTTGCGATAAATGTTGTTTTTTAACGCAATGTCCCATTGGCTACGGCCGAACTTCGGCTCGCCTGAGAAATAAACGTAGTCCGCAACGCGCCTGAATAATTCCTTGAACTGCTCGTTCTTGTCCCTCACCAGATCCCAGTGCCGGGCTGACGATAACCGCACCACCGGCACGCCGTATTCATAAAGCCGGATGATCTCTTCATAGATCCCCGGACGCTCCGGGTCATCAACCACATAATGAACGTCGCCTCCGTTGGCCTTCACGAGATCAAGCACCGCGCCTGCCTTATCCAGATATCCCTCTCCCAGAACACCGCGTAGAGCCGATATGCTGACGCTTAAATTGAGGTGGTATTTATGCCTCAAGACCCATTCGCGGATGCCCGGATCATTCAAAAGAACCAACCCGTTCGTTGTCACCACATAGCGGTACATGCCATAGGTATCGCAGAGGTACTGCACCATCGGGAAATTCAAGAACGGCTCACCGCCGAATATGCTGAACTTGACGCGCCTCTCATCGAACACGCGCGAGGCCCAGTCCACGGCCGCGTCAATAACATCCCGCGTGATCCCGCTGTCCTTCTGCCTGAACTCTTTGGGCTGATAGCAATAATCACAGCGCAGATTGCAGTCCTGCGTCATCAGAAAATAAACCGTGGTGTATTCCTGCTTGCCGTCCGTTATCGAACCGATATCGAACATGCCCTCGGCCTTGTACCGCTTGATCACCTCACGGCACTGTAACGGCAGATCGCCGCACGCCTTGCTGTTCTTAAGCTCAAATACCGGCATCTGCCCTCCAGTCCAGCTTGCTCAAGCCCGGTTCGATCTCCTCGATATCCAGCCCCAGTTTGTCCCTGAGAATCTGCCGGTGTGTATCGTTAAGCTCAACCACGTGCGAGGCGTAAATCTTGTCCCGATGTTTACCGGCCAGAAACAAAACAAAAGCCGAAACATTTCCCTTCTCGCCTTCAACACCCAGATCCCTGTAAACCTCGCAAAGGGCATCAACCAAAGCCTGAACGCTCATGAACCGCTTGTGCGTAAAACACTGAACAGTCAATTCATCGAGATTATTCCTGCACCAGTTCACCAGCTCGCTGACGGCGTTCTCGCCTTCGAGCCGCGCGATCCTGAACGATACTTCCTGTGCTTTTATTTGATCCTGAAACATTTCCTCACCATGAATAAGGGTTACATTTACAATTCCACGCGCTGTGGTTATGCCCGCCCGAATACTCGCACGTCCCCCAGTTCGACCCGGGCGGCGTATATACACACCAATCCCACGGCACATATCCGTCCCAAGCCACAGGCGGGTTCGCCGATTTATAAGGATGCTCAGCGCTCGACGGCAAATTAATGCTCGCGCAATTCCAGTAATGATTTATCGAATACTGGCATTCTGAATATTTATGATCATCACATGCCACGCCCGCATGCGAACAAGTCGTATAGTGATATCCGCAGTCCGCGCAATACTGGCACTGCTCGGTTTCGCAGATACAGCCGGTCATGAGCGCCTGAACCTTCTGCATCATCTGCCGAAAGTGAATACCCCTGACCTCGCTTGAAAACGCCGTAATCGTAGGATCCGTAAAATCCATGCATCCGGAACTATCCTGCGGACAATACCCGGATTCACCGCGGCCCGATTTGCAAGCCGCCAATTCCGTGCGCAGTTGATCGACATGCACCTTCCTGATCTCTGTCACCAAAGCCGTGATCGTAGGATCCGTAAAAGACGCCTGCGTAAGCCCGCGCCTGACAAACTCGGTGTTCAGAAACGACCTCAACTCATCGATATGAACCTTGCGCACCTTTGTAGACAAATCCGTAAGCACCGGATCCGTCCATGCCGGTGTATTCGACGAGCATTGTTTGGGCGGCATTTTATGAGCCATATATCTCCTTACGAGGCGTAAACCGCCGTCTTATCGAAAAAGCCTTTTGTCCCCGAAGCATTCGTTCCGTAATACTTGTTGTTCCCGGGCGATGCCGCGCCGCTCTCCAGCTTCGCGGTCGAAATCCCGCCGTCCTTTAACTGCAATTGATCGCCTGCCGATACCTGAAACATTGCCGTATCAATAAGCCCGTCCAGATATTCCGGTGTCGTATCGCTGACGTCCGCCTTCAATTTATTAGGCGAATTCTCTGTCGGCAGAACACCGGCCGCTGAAGGCACACTGGCCAGACCGGTCAATGCCGTTCCGCTCACCTTATTGGCAGAGGTTATCTGCGCCAGCTTTGTATCCTCAATACCCGCGCCCGGGGCCACCTTGTCGTTCGTGATTTGAAGCGCGGGATCCGTCAACAGCTCCAGTGCCTCCCAGTTGGCCCGGCAAGCCGGAGGGAAATTGATCAACAGCATGTCGTTTTCCGGTTTAGTCTTGTCCCAAGCCATCGCCCACCTCTCTTTTCTGATACGACTCGGCAACCGAGTTCATATCGTAAAGCTCGATACCGTGCTCCCGTAACATCTGGATCCAGCAGACATCATGAAGCGTCATCTGCCGGGCATAGTTTTCCGCCTGCTCGGCACAGGTAAAAACAATCGGCTTCCTTTTCGGCATGCGCAAAATAATGTCACCCCTGACCGACACATACGCCATGTCGTCCGGTATCTCCTTTTTGCATTTATTACAGATCAACTTGTCCATCGATTACTCCTTCCGACTGGTTCGCGTGCTTGGTAAATTTCTGCAACAGACCGTTCAAGGTTGTTTTATTGAACGAGGCGTCCTTGATCCCGATACTTTTGATCCTGCTAATCACGCCGCCGTCATTGACCTTGTATAAAATGACCCCGTTCAAGAACTCGCCATTCTCGAACTCGATCACCACCTTGTATGGAATCAATCCCTTTGCCATCGCTCCTCCTAAATCCCGTGGCTGTGCCAGTCGAACATGCCGGTCTGCGCTACGCCTTGAGCGTCATACAGCTTCACCGTAAAGCCGGTGATGCTTTTATCCGAAAATTGCGAATAGATGCCGCTTCCGCTTCGAATCTCGATATGAACGCTGGGTTCCTCGTGATATGTCTTACCGAAGAAAACCTGCTTGCCGTCGTCAGCCGAAACCACCGTATCGTTGCCGTAATCATCGACATCCGGCAAGTCACCGAAATACTGAAACGTCGAACAGGTGATCTCATCGCCAATATTCTCGCGGTACAGCGCGAGTTCAATCTGAAAGTACCTGCAGTAGTAATCCCCGGGCTGATAATCCTCCCAATCTTTCCATATGATGTTGTCCTCTGACGTGCGGATCCTGAAGCTGGCCGCCCTTAACGTTTCCTGACCGGTGAATCGATACGATGGGCTGTCGTTAAACTTCGTCACCCCATCGCTATTGAACCGCCTACCCATCGAGGTCGAAACGATCACATCGATACCGATATAAACGCTGGCCACATACCCGAAATCCCTGACCGGTGTCGTATACGTCCCGGACATAACGCCATCTGTGATGACGATGGACTCGCCCTGCTTTTCGATATTGTTCATCGCGCCGTCCCAAAGCGGCTGTTCCTGATACTCCGCGATAATATTCCTGAAGGGAATCTCGGTGATCGTGACAACCGCCTCTTTCGCATTCACGGAATAATTACCTGACGTATCGATCGCTTTGATCCAGTACCGTTGTCCGATGCCGCGTTTGACATCCTTGGTGAGATAATGCGTCCCCTGCTGAAGCGAAATGAATTCCGCGCTTTCCCAGTCAAGACCGCGCCGAAGCTCATACCCCCACACATCCACATCAGAAATCGGCGTCCATCCGAAATACAACATGTCCCTGTTTCGGTTAACCAGAAACGATGGCACGTCAGAAGGGGGCGCTGATTTTCCCACAATCGTGATCTCGCTCTCCGGCGCGCTTCCGAGGGCACTTTCTTCATTAAGGGAATCCAGCGACGTCACCCTGACCTTGTAGCTGTGATGATCGACAATATCGCCGATGATCCGGAAATTTGTTCCCGAGGTTTCTCCCCGCGCGCGCCAACTCAAACCGTCATCATCGCTGATATAAATCTTTGCCTTGGCGTATGACTTGACGAAATGATCCACGTAGGCTGGACGGTCAAACCAGACATCAATGGCATTCTCGATCGTTCCGTCTGTCTTCTTGACCAGCGACTCGGTCAAGCTGAGGTTGCTGACGGCCGGGATCTCGCTTGATAAAGACGAATAGTTATTCTGTGGCAGGATGATGTCCGAATCGTCATACACCGCCTCGTTATATTCCAACGCGGATATCTGCACCTCGCTCTTGCCTTCCCGCTGGATCGCCACCACCCTGAAATCTTTTTTGACCTTGTTCGTTTCGCCTATCACAAAGACATCGAAAGCCTGCGGGTCCTGCGGGAACGCTTCGCAAGAAACCTCCGTATGCGTTCCGGTCGGCGAAGTGATGAGCCGCTCCTCGATCGTATCGTCTGAGAAACGAACTTGAATCTTGTAGGATTTGCCGTCCTCAATGACCATTGACCGGTCTAATTTGACAAGCACATCGGTACTGCCAGCCTGCACCCGGCCGGAAAAACCCCACTGCGGAACATCATGCGATATCGAAATAACATCTCCAGCCTGACAGGCAATCGCATCAATCCCTGCCTTAAACGTGACCGAACGGTTGATATACCGCGCCACCTTTAACGCGTAACGCGCCGCACGGATTGCGTAGCTTGCGCCAGTCGTAAAAAGCCGTATCTGGCTTTTACGCATCGGCTCGCCTGAAGCCAGTGATTCCTCATCGATATAGGCGATAGTTTCCTGCTTATAGTTTTTCTCTTTGTCGGTGAACTGAACCTCGATCACATTCGGCACCTCTTTCATCGTCTTCCAGCTCTGCGCAAACGTGTCCTTGACGATATTGCCCATGCCGAATAACTGGGTCGGATTTGTGATCTTGTCGATCTTGAATGCCAAACCGCCCGCGCTGTAGACCGGCATGGCGTTGAACGTAGCGCATAATTGAATCAGAACGTCGAGGGCCCTATTGTTGCTGTCAATAACCACATCCATCCGGAACCGTTTCTCGTAGCCGCCCTGACCGTCCGCAACTTTCTCTTCGCAATACTGCGACATCTCAAGAAGCGAAGCGTTATCCAGATTTCCGGATGAAATAAACTCGCCCAGCCCGAAACGATTGCTGATAATAAAATCCCGCAGACACCAGACAGGGTTCGCCGAATACTTTTCTGCAAACGTCACCCCGTCCCATGAAAGCAAAGTGTCATCTGCAAGCAAACGATAATCTGCCCCGTCCCAGTAATAATCATCCCAAGCAACCGGATCCGTGCCGTTTCTGACATCCGGTACAGAAACCTTCCTGCCTTTAACAACCGATGTGATGTTCGGCATCGATCCTGAAAGCTGATCAGTCGCCAAAAGCTGAAGCCCTAAAAGCGCGGTGTTCGGATAACTCAAATCATCGGTTTTGATCTCATCAATCTGAAAAAGCAATAGGTCGCCCTGCTTTAACGGCTGAAGCGAACTGTCCTCGCTGGTGCGGGTAATGCGGATATCGTACTGGCCCGGGATAAGCCCTGCCTTGCGGAATACGCGCCTGACCGATGAACGCGACTGCGCCGAAATTGTCGTCTCACCCAGATCGATATACGTCCCGGAAGAATGCTCTTTGTATTCAACCCGATAGGTAACACTCCAGCTTTGGATATCACCGGAACTGGAATTCTGCTGATAAAGACCGTTATTAAGCCTCAAATGAATCTCGAAAGCCTCGACATCCAGATCGACCGTGGTGTAAATGTAAGGATTGTTTTGCGTGAGGTTGGCACTGACAGGATAAATATTGTGCAGATCCTCGAAATTCGGGATCATACTCTGGTAATTCGTGCCGAAACGTTTGCTGATCGATACGCCTTCGAAGTTAATGATCGGATTATTATTCAGCTCGATATTTTCTATCGACTCGATCTCACCCTCGCAGATCGCCAGAAGAACGTTCAAATAGTGCTTATCGCCATCCTCCCAAAGAAACTGATTGATGATATTGCCGCCAACACGATGCTCGCCGTAAACCACGGCAACCGGCACGCCGACCTCCTGAATCGTTTGTACCCCGTCCCAGCCGTATGTGGGCGATCCCTCATCCATCCCGGCTGAACCAAGATTGAAGTCCGGCATTTTCGGCTGGTTCATATACTGGTAAATGGCGTAACCCATCGAAAGCACAAAGAACGTGAACAAGAACGGATGCGCTACCGCGGCCGCCCAGACCGCTGAAACAATAAACGAAATAACCGCCACCACCGGTGCCTTTACTTCCGGCGCGACTACGATCTCGTCACCCTCCTCAATACGCGAATCAAGGTCTTCTATACGCTTGCCGGTAACGATCACGCGTTTGTCTTTATAATCAAACCCGGAATTGTCGAGATAATCGCGCACGGATTTGCTTCTGGAATAGGTAAACTCCAGAACCTGCGCCTCCTCGAGCTTGAACGGATTATCGATATGACGAACGGATATCATTTTCTTAACCTGTAAAATCCTTCTGTTTTCTTTTTCCACGAAACATCATCGAGCCGCGACACTACGACCCCCTGACGGCAACAATGGATAAACCGCCTCTTGCCAAGGACGATCCCGGCATGGTCGGCAATACCTCTCGAATTAACAAACAATACGCCGTCCAATACCTGCGGCGTTTCAACGCGATCCCAATCGTGGCCGTAATGCTCCTTGAAATAGTCCTTGCCGCTTAAACCCCACACTTTGCTGTATTCCAGATCCTCGATATCGAAAAGCCGGTAACCCAGATCCGCATAAACAAGTTTGAGAAATCCCCAGCAATCAAGGCCTTCCATCGTCCGGCCCCGGTGGCGGTATGGGATCCCGAGATACTTCCCGATGATCGCCTTTTCTACATCACGTAGATCCGGCGCGTCGGCACGGACGGAAACGCCCCGAACCGGTGATAATTCTCCAGCACCTTGCACCGCTGTTTTGTTTTGTTGCATGAAACCTCTCCTCCTGCGTACCCGCACTCGGTCGATTTAAACTTCCATGCGCAATAATTTCGCGCGTACCTGCGTGCGGGTAGATCTACGCCCAAGACATCGAACTTGCCGGTTAAGGTAAACTCCACGCTCTTCTGGTCTGCCGTATAACTGTCGATGTAGAAAACGTCGTCCATGTGCGCGTCCGGATCCGCCAGCCGATCGGCCCAGACCATGCGGATCGTTACTTTCTTCCCGCGCAGATCGAACTGCTCCAGATAAAGCTGAATAAACCGCGATACGTTCGCCAGCCGCACCTTGACCTGATCGATCTGCCCCTGATTGTTTTCGCCGATAAACTCATGCGTCACCGGGAACTTGGAATACACCTGCCCCTGATACGTCACATCCTGATCGAACCCCGCGATCCTCAAGTCATTAATGGAGTCATACTTTTCGAGGACGTATAAAAAGATGGGCGCATTCTCCTGCTTCGATTTCTCGCTGATAAATGAGGGGCTGACATCTCTCGGCATTACTTCACCTCTATAAAATCAAACTCAAAGTCGTATACCTCGTACGCCTTCATCGTGAATTTAAAACTGTCCTCGGCAAACCGAACCGTATACTCCACGGCATCGTTCGGGTTCGTCCATGTAAACGCCATAAACGAGCCGTATTTCGCGGAAAAGAAGTTCCGCACCATCTCCATATCCGCCTTTGACCGGCTGGAAAACCTGAGCCGCCATTTGTGTAATGGCGCCGCCCATTTACGCCTGCGCTGTTCAACGCCGCTTTCAAACTCCGAAACAAGCGTCTTGTATTCCAGCGTCTCTTCGAAAACAAAGTCCGGCAAATAGCTAAAATCACTCATGCGTAACTCCTGATCACCGAACGGATCTTCCCGTTGTTGTAAATGTCGTCGGCAATGGCGTTGGAAAGCATCTTGCGGTTACGCCAAACATCCTGCGCGTCCCACGCCTGAATCACCTGATTGACGTTGATCGTGACACCTTCCCCGCGCATAGATTCACCGCGGTTAAGCGCGCGCAAGTTGTCCGACCCGCCAACTGCCTGCATTCCCCTGCGGGAAAGCACGCCTTCTCCCGTTTGCGCGATGATCGGCACCTCATCCGGCGCAAGGCCCGAATGCGCCCGGATAAACGCCCGGTTGCGCTTTTCGACCGTTCCTCCGCTATGAAACAAACTTGCCACCGGCACACCAAAGATCGTGCCGCCCGCTCCGGCCATTGCTGTAAATATCTTTATGAGTAACAGCTTCGCCAAGATGTTCGATATCATCTGCAGAACCGCCCTGCCAAAATCCGCAAACACCTCTTTGACACTGCGAAGCTCGCCCGTAAATGCCTTGAAGAAAAACTGCGAAAACGCGTTCTGCATGTTATGCGCCGACTGCTTGGCAAACTCTTCCATGACGTTAAACTGCTGAGCGGCCGCTTCCGCGCTCTTTCCCACGTCCTTGGCTACGTTCTTCAAAATCTCCGCTGTCTTGTCACCGGTATCCTTGACCTTGGCAAATACAAGGTCGTACTGCTTCATCGCGTCCCGCGCGCTTTCCTGAGCCGCCAAATTGAATGCCGTTCGCGCCTCTTCAAGCCCCTGAGTAAGACCCTCGACATTAAATTGAATCTTGTTCTCTTCCAGCGACTGCGAAAACCGCTCTACCTCCGCGGACGCCTGCCGGTATGTTTCGCCGACACTGCCGGGTAACTTTCCCAGAAGATCGTAGAATTTAATGAGCGGAACCATGAGAGCCTGAAAGAAATCAACCGCAAAACCCAAGAGGCCGTTTAAGGCATTCGTTATGCCCTGAATGAACCCTTTGACCGCGCCCGCGCCGTACTCAAGGATCGTGAAAACCCCTGCCACCAGATGATTGGCAAAGCCCTGCAGAAACCCCAGAACCTGCCAGAGCGACTGCCCTGCTTTTTCCATAAAGTCATTCCACTGGGATTTGAGCATCTGCACCTTTTCGTAGCTGGTCATCATCTCGAGATTCACCGCTTCAAGGTGCGATTTGCTCTGCGCGAGAATATGATTGGCCATCGCCTGCGCCATGTGATACTTCTGGACTTGCTCGACGGTCTTGCCGGTTGCCTTCGCGTATTCCTCCGCCGCGTCTTTCAGCGACAACTGAAGGCCGTACGAACGCCTCAAGGTCGTGACCAGACCTCCGGTGACCGCACTTGAAATATTTTGAAACGCCTCTTCGGTCGTGGTGCCGAATATCCGCGCCTCAGCCCGCGCCTGCTTCATGAGCGCCGCGACCTGATCCATGTTCAAACCCTGCGCCATAAGCGCCGAAACCTTGTCTGCCACGTTGGAGAAATTGACCGTTTCTTTAGAGGCCTCCATGATCGCCTGCCGCATTTTTTGTGCGTCTATACCGACGCTTTCTGCCATGCGGCTGAAACTCTGCTCGATCTGCTGGGCCTTGGCTCCCATTTCCATGAGATCCCACGCCTTACGAAGCGCCATGATGCTTGCCGTAATGGCCGCGGTAATCGCCAGCCAATTCTGCTTCCATGCATTGGCAAATCTCTGCAGGTTTCCGCGCACGCCTTCCAGACGCTTTGTCGCCTCATCCCGCAGGCGCAATATGATCGAGAGTTCTTTATTCGTCATCGCTTGAACCTGTCCCTTCTTTTCTGCATCTCCTGCTCGATTGCCTGCAGTTCCTTTTCGATTACTTCAAAGGCATCGAGCATTTTGGCCGACTGGTCGATCCAGCCGCCCGCGTTCGGCAAATATCCCTGCCGATAAAACTGAAATGCCCTTATGAAGCTCGCCGACTGACGTGTGACGATCTTAAAAGGGCATCCTCGATACTGCGTTCCGTTAAGCTCCCAGACTTCCTGCCCGGGCACTTCATATTCGCATTGAATCTTTCTCCCGCTTAAACAGCTCTGGCAGTTCACGGTGAGGCCGCCCAAATGAACCGCCACGATCAGTTTTTTTGCTCGCCCTCCGACAGTTTCGATTCGTTCAAAATGACCTCGGCCAGCTCCTGCCTCAACTCGTTCGGAAACATGGCGATGATCCTGTCCGGAACAACGTTTCTCATCTTGCCCGCGTAATGAATCGTGTCGAACTTAAGCTCGATCGGCTTCTTGGTCTCGGGATCCAGAAAATTCGTCAGGCCCTTAAGCCCGAACTTGATCGCCGTAATCTGCCGCTTGTTCCAGTTAAGCCTGACCTTGGCCTTGTCGTTGGGATTGGTCGAACTCATCTCATACGTACTGCTTTCATCGTCAACCTCGGCCCTCAAGACCGGATCCAAAAGTCCGATGTGAAACACGCTCGGATTCTCTTTGTCCGGATCAAGTTTTGACACATATTCACGCGTAGCATTGACATCAATTCCTGTAAGCATGAACCACCTCCTGTTTATAAAAGTAATAATGCAAGTTCATCATCCCCCGGCTCCATCGAACCGGTCAGATCGAACGACGTCTGCGCCAGCTGAATACCGTCGCGGTCGCCGTCATCGACTTTGTTGTAAACAATACTGGGCGCGTAGAACCGGAACTTGTTGCCATCGGTTTCTCCATACGCCAGATCGAGAACCATGGGCGTATTGCTGAACCACTTGGAGAAGAAATCGTGGGAAGCAACCGGAACCATTTCAGGATTGAACGACCCCTGCATATCCCGGCCGGTGATCATGTAGGACAAAATCCCTTTTGCATCGTCGATCTTGTCTTTTGAAGCCAGCGTATTCGATACGTCGATCTCCATCTCGCCGACATTAAGCGACACGCCGTCGCAGGACATGACCGCGTTCAAAAGCACCGGCGGCACCGTATCGTCAAAGCTCACACCGGTAAACATCGGTGTGTCCGTAACTCCATGCTCAACGCCCTTGAAGCTGAAATCGAGCGTGGCCGGTTCGCCAATCTTGAAGTTAAATTTGACCGTTCCGCGGCACCCCTTAAGAAGCTTCGCCACCCCGTCCTCGTAAAGCCCCATGGTCAGGGAAATAACGGAACTGCTGATCGGCTTTATTTCAAAACCCGCGCTTGCCGGATCAGATGAAGCAGTGGACACCGCGCCGGAATCCGCACCAGTTATGTGATCTCCGGTCTCGAATACTCCGGTAAGCGCGACATAATAAAGCGCGGCCGCACCGTTCGCGGTCTTGATCACTACCCGACCGGTTGCACCCGACGTATCGCCGGTAATGACCTCTCCATGCCGGTAAGGCCCGCTGGTGATCGCCCCGATCGATATTTT